ATCAGGAAATCCTTGAGTTTCGTTAACATAAGCATCACCAGCTTCTACGCCTGTAGGAGCAGTAACAGTAACATCCGCCTTACCTTTAAATTTCCACGGAGAACCTAGCTCAAATACATCTGCTAGTGTTGCTAGTGTGTCATTTTGTGATGGGAGCGTGAGTGACCATGTACCTTCCTTATCTCCTGCTTCAATTCTGTAGTAGTTATTATTACTTCCTGATAAATTTAAACTTGCCATTTTGTTGACCTCTTAATTAGTGTTTATGTTATTTTGTTGTATGAATCTAGCAAACAGTGCGTCTACCTCTGCCTTTGTGTATGTGTCTGATTTGTCTGCTTTGGTATAAAGCTTTCCATCTACCTCAACACTACTGTAAGTTTCAGACTTAGTATAGGTATCTGATTTATTAGCTTTGTTATCTAATAGTGTGTTTGTTTCTGATTTAGTGTATGCATCTACAGCACCTCCACCTCCACCGCTACCAATAACACTCCACTCACTTCCTTCTGGAATAGAAACATCTGCTTTTACATTCAAAGGCCCTGCTGTCATGCCGTTAAATTCAGGCGGCATTATATAGTCATTAGTAATTTCTTGTTTATTTAAGTATATACAATCATCTGCAACTAGATAAGAAGAGCTTGTAGAATTTTCTATCCTGTCCCAATCTGTTTCAGTTTTAACAAGTCTATCATCAAACTTAACTCCTGTGAGAGACCCCCATCCTGTTACTGTATAGTATTTGTTAGGGAACTCAGGGTTATATTTATTAATCCACATGTCTCCTACTCTAGCGTCTACTGGTGCAGGAGTTTTTGTAGCATCAATGCTACCTTTATAGATAATAGCTCCCGTTAGTTTCTCTATCTCGTCAGAGTTAGTTTGGATTGCAATTTTATTATTGTTTATGTTAGTTGAGTTAAGTAATATTGCAGCATCTTGAGAAGCGTTTTTGTCTGAATTGACTTGGATTTTATCTGTATTATCTTTTATATCTTCTGCATTATTATTTATTGCTAAGTCTTGTACAGCTTGTTGAGAATCTATCTCGGCTTTAGTATACCAATCTCCGCTTCCACTTCCGCCTTCACTCCCGTCAATGTCTGTTAAAAGCGCAAGGGTACCTGACCTGTTTGGCGTAATTACTTCTGTGCCTGCTTCGGCAGACTCATTAGCTAGTATCTTAGTATTACCTAAGTGGATTTTGTTTGACATTTTATAATTCCGCGTAAATTATATCTATATGTTTGAATATTATACTACAAAAAAGGGGCCGAAGCCCCTTAAATTTATACGTTGTAATACATGTATTACTTATTCATTACGTACATGGTCACCTCGAATCCAAATCTCATCTCGGTAGCAGCTGGTTTAGTCCACATATTAGTTCTCCTTGGTTAGTTACAACTGAATTGTATCTGAATGGTAAATGCTCGCAATAAGGATTTTCATGAGTGTTAGATAGAGAAAAGCCCAGCAGAGAGGAGCCGGGCTTTTCAGGGTGGTGCTTAAGTAGAAGTATGAAAACTACTTAGTCACCTGGTGAACCCCACATACCTAGTGGATCACTCCAACCGAATGAATATCTTTCACGGGCTTTATATCTTACGTTGCCAGTATCGAAATCACCATCCATTGAAGTTGTTAAAGCAGTTCTTTCAAAGTGCTTCATACCGTTAGGTACATCAGTGGTTAAGTAGTAAGCTTCAGTATCTGTTAGATAATGGTTTACTGTATAACCTTCTGGAATAGAGCTGTTTGTATACATTGCATTAATATCGTTATCAGCAGTACCAACACGAAGTTGAGTTTCTAATATACGAGTAGCCACAAATTGTAATGCTGGTGGAATTACCAACTTACGTGGTTTAGCTGCAATTAATAGACCTCTTTCATCAGTCCATGCTGCGATTTGAATCACTGCGTTTTCTAATGATGCTTCACTGAGGTCAGCTGGTGTATCTTGTGTATTACTATTAGTGCCACCTGAAACTAACGGGTGTGCATCACTGAATAGAGGTACACCGTCACCACCTGTATAGGCTGCATTAAAACCGTTATTAACAACATTAGCTGCTCTAACTTGTTTTGTGTTAGCCATTGAACGTGCAAGAGCTTTAGTATAACGAGCTGATAATGAATCATATAGATTATCTTCAACCGCTTCTTCAGTTAGACTGAAACCTAAAGCAATTGTTACGTGGTTGTAACGTGATGTAAACGCTTCTTGTGCATTATCATATGCAATAGCTGCGCCTTCGTTTTTGACTGGTGCGTTAGCAAAGCCAGACAGTTTTGTTTCTTCTTCAAAAGAACGGTCAGAAGATTCAGTTTCGTAAATCTCTTTATGTTCTTCGCCATAACGGTCATATTCTAAACCGAATAATGCGTTAAGACCTGGTAGTAGCTCCTTAAGGAGCTGTGCTCTTGAAATAGCCATTTCTTATTTCTCCTTATTTATGCTACGCCATCGGCGTTATTATATGAGTGAATACCAGCATTGAACTTAATCAATACATCAGTAAATTCATCACCCACAGTTGAAGTAGGACTATCAACAAAGTCAACGATTCTGAACGGTAATGCTGCTGTTACAGCTGTAGTAGCTGATACTGCTGAAGTTGAGTTACCGTTAATTAAAACACCTGTTGATGTTGTTTGATCCGCAGCAAAACCAGTGTTTTGACCTAAGTCTTCCTGAGTTACTGCGCCGTCCGCTTGTGCCATATATACTACATCTGGATCGTCAACTACGTATGCTTTCGCATCTGCAGCAACTAGGCCTGTAGGCCACATGTTATTGAATGTTAGTTGTTGTGTATTTGGGTCTGTGTAAGTACAACCTACAAAAACACCAATAACACCATCACCAAAAGTGCCAACTAATTCAATAGTTCCGCCTGTACCTATTTGAACAACTTGTCCATTAAATAGATTCGACGCATATCCAGAAGCAATTGGCAATAGGCGAGTAGACCCCGCATAGGGTGTACCACCTACATGGTTTACGGCTTTAAGACCGTAAGGTGTAGCTGTTTTAGCCATGATTGTTTCTCCTAATTTTTATTTCCCCTTTCCAAATCGACGGCCATTTTCTTGTCCTTCAGCAAACTTAGGCATACGTGGGTCACTTTGATTCATGTATTGTGAATCTACAGCTTCCGTTTGTTGCCTTGTTTTATCCTTCATGTAGGCTTTTCTTTGGTCCATCAACTCTTGAGGAGCTTTACATAATAATAGACCACCAACTTCAACGCCTTCTTTAAATTGGCTGTTGGGGTCTGCTTTTAAAACGATTTCTGGGTGATCCGCATGCTTTACCGGTTCCCAGCCTTCACGCATTTTTGAAGATACATTCATGTTATCAGGTTCATTTAACAGAGAAACTCTAATCCATCTATATGTCCACCCAGCTGTTTTCTTAAAATCTGGTAAGAGTTTAGCGGGTAACCATGTTTGTGGTGTTTCTTCTCTTGTTTCTACATCTCTTGCTGTTCTTTTTACCTTATCCATTTGCGTTCTCCAATTTAATCATCTCTCTTGCGTATTGTTCCGGTGTAAGTTTCAGTTTTTTAGCAAATGCTACCTGAGTCTTACTTAATCGTACTTTCTTTGGCGCGGTACTTCGCGTTGCCGGTGCAACCACATTAGATGGTTTTTTGCGTTGGGCGGGTTTATCCGATTCCAACGATTCTTCCCCAAAGTTTTCAGGGAACCGTTTTTGCATCGTCTCATCGATCCGATGGTAGTATTCGTCACTTGTAGGACTTAACCCACTCCTGACTAATTTTTCATGTACACCTAAAGCTAATGAAGTCATTTCCTCATCTTTACCAAACCAGGTATTTTTTTCTTGCCATGCTTGCGCTTTTGCGTCTGGTTTAGCAACTTGTGGTTGTACTTGTTGTTGATTAGACTGTATATCAATTTCTTGCTCTTGTCCAGCGTTATATTGAGGTTTCATACCACTAGCTTGTGCTAGTTTCATCTGAGCAGAATTCATAGCAGTCTGTGCTTCAACTATTTTTTCTGTATCTCCAGATTCATATGCCTCTTTATAATCACGTTTAGCATTCTTAAGTTCGGATTCAGAAGCTGCAACTACAGTTTTAATATAGTCTTGCTCTCCTGTACTTAATGTAGTCTGTAATTTTTTATTCTGGTCTGCTACTTTTTGAGCATAAGCAACGGCTTCTTGTCTTTCTCTTTCAGCTCTTTCTTTCTCACGTCTTTCGTCATGATGCATTTTCTTCAATTGCGCCATACGTTGTTTAACACGTTCAGAGTAACCTTCGAGTGTATCTTCTTCTACCTCTTTTTTAATTTCATCAGGTAGTGGTTCTTTGCCTCTATCTTCAGGAGGAGTATCGTCTTCTTCCTCAATCTCTAACTCAGGTTCAGCCTTCTTAGGTGCTTCTACTCTTTCAACATCTGCTGTAGACTTTTTACCATCACTACCTTTCTTGGCA